TTCTAACCGCACACGATAAGGGGTTTTGTGTTCAGCGCCCGTCAATACAACCCATGCAGGGATTGTAATTGCGCGCTCATATACACCGGGCAGAAACGTGTGCGTTGTGGCTATGTCAGCTTGCGGCATTTTTAGCAATTCGTTTTGGAGCGCCTTGACTTTTTGAGCCATAGGCAACGCAAAATCAAACCCTTTACCGTAAGTTACTGTGATCATGATGCCATTACCACCCAGTTTGTGCCGTCAGATACAAGAGTCGCCCATGCGCCCACTAATCCAGGAAGAATTGCCGTACCCGCTGCGCCGCCAAGAAGGGGCACGACGTTGCTAGATGCTGATACTAAAGTTTGAAGTTGCAAGTTTTTAAAAGTGACTACACGTCCAGGCCAAGCTGAAGCTGCTGGAAGCGTGACTGTACAAGTCGAGCCAGACTTGTTGTTGATGACCCACCCTTCGTCATCAGCAAGCGTAAAGTCGGCTGTTTTGGTAACAACCGTGGGGCGTACTGTTAAACCTGTACCGCCGTTGGCAACAGGTAACACCCCTGTGACTTGCGTTGTTAAATCAACACCAGTCAAAGCGCCGCCTAACGTAAGCGCGCCACTAACTGTTACGTTACCTGTCAAAGTAAGACCGTTAACTGAGCCCGCGCCAGTTACGCTTGTAACAGTTCCATTGCCGTTGCCAGTACCCGCACCTAAATTTATACGTGCTTGGGTTGCGTTATCCGCGCCTGTTCCACCATTGGCTATCTGAGCAATACCTAGCGTTGCGCCGCCAGATATGGTGTAAATATTATTGAAGAAACGAAACCATTCCCGCGAGATTAAACCGGTTTTTTCTTCAACCAAAGCCACCCGCGCCGAAGGTATCTTGGTGATGTTTGGTGTGGTATTAGGCATTGGTTGCGCTCACTTTAAGCTCCGCGCCCATAATTGCAATTTTTATTGGATCAGTGCCCGACACTTCGTAAACGCGGTCGCGCAACTTTAATGTCATGCCCAGCCTACGCCAAATGACGCGCCGCCCCCATTCACCTGTCTTGCCCATTGACCGCCAGTGTTCGTTACTCCAAGTGTGACCACCATCATCTGACCAGCGCAGCATGACTTGCGGATCAATTGCTGTTGCAGACATGGAGCTTAATTCAACTAATATTTTGCCGCCCACACTTGATGAAACTGCGTTAAGGATAAGGCCGCCATCTTCTTGCACAAGGTTTTCGCCAGATTCAGTTAATAAACTGCTAATAGTGTCGTATTCCCAAACAAGAAAATCACCATTTTCAGTAAGCAAATCGTCATTTGGGTTAGATACGTCGGTAGTAACTGGCGTTGTAGTAACAGTCGAACTAATAGCGCCAGTTTCAGCGTCAAGCTGAAGTGAGTGCTGGGCGGTACGTTTTAGATCATTTGTGCCGACCGGCAACGCCCTCCATGACCGAAGCCATTTCTGCACTGCGCCATCATCTGAAAATACATCTAAATCAAATGCATAGATGTTGCCAAGTTCGTGATCGCCTACAACAATTTCGTTGCTAAACGCCATCTGACAGTTTGAACGGTGGCGGGTAAAAGAACCATTGATAAACGCAGCACGTTCGTGCCAAAGCGCAGTAGCAACATCAAACACCCAAGTAACATTGGCTGAAGGAAAGATTAGCACATAGAACGAATGGCCGTCTTGCTGGTATGTGTAGGCAATGGCATCTGAAAGGTTTCCGTACTGTTGGATTTGCCACTCCACAGCGTGTGTAGATATTCGTTCAGCAGCGTAACCATTTGCGCGGTAGACGATACCCTTACCACGCGCGTCAGCGCCTAACCAAAAAAGACCGTTGTCTAATTTAGCAACCGAGAAAGCCGCAATACAACCCACTTCATTAAATGCGCCTTGAACGGGCACCAATGGGAATGGAGATGACCCAGCGTCGTACCAAACCTCAACTGAATTGGTTCCAAATAACCATATCTCACGGTGGTCAACAATAAGCGACACCAAGCCGTCAGGAGAGCCTTCAGCGCTTGCAAAATCTAGCGGGTCTATAGATGTACCGTCAAGCAAAGTTGTAATCCACACTCGCTGGCTATTTGGTTCATTAAATACAAAATAGCCGTTTATATAACCTACCGTAACAGCGCCTGGAAAATCGGGGTCAGTAATTTGTGCAAACGCTAGTGTTGAGCTGTTATAAATAAAGCTTGGGCCGTTGCAAGCGATGAATAGTTGCGTACCGTTGTCAGACATGCTGACGGGGCCAGATGACCCCGCAACAGTGCCAATTATCGTAGTGTTCCAAAGTGAATCAATTTTGTACAACGTTTCGCCTGATACGGCGTACCCATATCCACCAAACTGCCACAACCCGCGTATAGGGCCGTCCCCCATGTTTGCCAATAGACGCAAGCCCGGCGCGCGGTTTAAAAACCCTGGCTCTTTACCGCCATCAGGCACTGCTTCTGGAAAAAGGTTGACCATCCGAGCGTCAGCAGCGTTAACGCTACGCGCTACATAGGCTGACCCAAGAATAGGCGTCTTCATCAATAGTTACCGGCGTAGACGTTGAAGCGCTGGCGCGTTGCCACAATTGCATAAGGCATCGACATCACATCATCAGGGTTGTTGATGCGTTTCAGATTGCGCTTGCTGGTCATAGCAATACGTTGCACTTGAGGGCTTGGCTCAATGCCGTACTCCGGCGCTATCTCCATTGCCAAGTTGTAGGTAAACGCCCTCAAATAGCCTGGTGGAAACAACATTTGTGTCGCCAACGTAGTGGGCTGATTTATTTTTTCAACCGAAATGAAGTGCCATTCCAAGTCCCGAGTGGGGCGAGGATAGACCGTCATTGTGAAATTTGGGTAAGTGTTATTTACAAAAATAACTTGCGGATATGTTGAAGTGACAGTCTTAACCGCAATGCCGTCATACTGCTGTTGATTGATAAATTTGATGCCAAACGACACGTTTGTGCCGGGGTCACGGAAGTAGGTAGCGTCATCAAGCAGCACTGGGCGCAAACCCACAAAGTTACCTGACGGGCCAAGTGTGCGGGTAATTTCGCCAGCAGGCCAAGTAAATATTTGATCTTGAGTGGAAAACACCGACAACCGTTCGGTGTTCCAAGAATCGATCATCTGATCAAGCGCAGTCAACGCGTCATTTGACATGTCTGCCGAAGGTGTTTCACCTTCAGCCAGTACACCTAGCAAGCGCAATGCTCGGTTGATTTGTTCGCCAGCGGTGTACGTAGCCATGCTTAGATTCCTTCGGTTGCTGCCTTGCGTGTATATTTGCGCTTAACTTCCAGCACGTTTACAGGAGCCGCTTCTTCAGATTCCGAAGGCGTGTCTGGATTGTAACGTGTCCAGCCATTTTTTTCGTCGTACTCAGCTTCAAGTTCCATTGTGGCAACTTTGCATCCGTGGTCAGGGTGGCTAAGATAAATGTTCATAGTAAAAAAAGGGGGTAATTAACCCCCTTTTGGTTTAAGCAACCGTGAAATTCAAGCGATAAGTCGGGAATGTCACCGTGTTGGCAAGTGTTCCAGACGCAGCAGCCCGAATACGCAAACGATCCCCAGAAGCCACAACTAAGTTAGCAGCCGTGCCATTGAGGGTCAAAGACCGTGCCGTATTAGCCGCCAATGCAGTGCCACCTGTTGCTTTGGTGGTATTTGCATCTGTAGCGGCCAACAAAGCAGCGGAGCCAGCACCGGCTTGGCCAAGGTTGGTGATTGAAAACGTGATGTAGTTAGTGTCGTTTGCTGTAAGAGCATCTACACCCGAAAAAATTGCGGATGTAATTGTTCCGGCAGTTTGAGCAATAACGTAAGCATCGCTGTTTCCGGTGGTTGCAATGGTTGCGCCTTGAATAGACGTAGAAAAACCATTTGCAATATTGGACGCAACTTTTGATGTTGAATCAATGATCGCGCCAGTAATTGTAGTGCCCGCAGTCAGTTCAGGGTCGCTAAAAGCAACGCCGACAGGTTTTGTATTTGGCATGATGTTTCCTTTAAAAATAGGGGCCGAAGCCCCTATTTAGGTTTAGCCCAAACGATACACAACGTAAGTGCCGTCACCGGTCTTACGGAAGCGGAACAATTGGCTGGTTGTCACAGCGATAGCAACCAAAGCGTTGCCGCCATCAGTTACACCAGTGTTAACAGCCAATGTCACCGCACCAGAAGATGTGCCGATGTTGACAATTGCCAAGTCAAAAGTGCTGCCAACAGTAGCGTTAGGAACAGCAGCGTCAATCAATGTGCCTGTGGGCAAAGTGTAAGTTGCAGCAGATGTAGAGGGGTTAGCCACCAACATCTGATTGCAAATTTGCGCTGCCGTTAGGGTTGCAGTAGCCGTAGCTGTCTGAGGCGCAGCCATTGCGCCCATAATAGTTTCTTGACGGTTGCCTGCACCAACTTGATAACCGCCTGCGCCATTAGGTAATGCCATGATAATTTCCTTTAAAAATGTTACGAAAAACGGGGCCGAAGCCCCATTTGATTAGCCCCAGATGCGGCAAGCCATTTGTGGACGGATGGTACTGAAACCATACAGCACGTCAATACGGCAAGGCATACGGTCGTTGTTGATGTCGTACTGACGAACCACACGCAAGCTGATACCGTTGTGAACGGCACGAGCAGCCATGTCAACGCCTTGTGGCAACAGCAAGTCGGCTGTAGCAAAGGTGATGGCATCTTTGTGGTAAACCAAGTTTTGCGCGTACTGGGAAGAAGCAGCGCCCACGAAGGTCACAACACCACCAGTTGCAGGCAATGCGCTCATAGTAGCCAAAGCGTGTGTAGCGGAGTACATAGGAGCAACGGTCACAGTCCAAGTACCAGCCACGGCAGTAGCATCAGCCAAAGCCACAAATTGGAACAAAGAACCAGTTGACTCACGGGTCTGTGGGTTAACAGCATTGCAACCAGAGATAGTGAACACGTCACCAGCAGTGATTGTTGTTGTTACAGAACCTTGCTCCAACAGAATGGTTGATGAGCCTTCGGAAGTAACGCCGGGGGTCTTGACCAATGTAGAAGCGCTGGCGCTACGTGAGCCAGTAGTGTGCTGCTTGATTGACTGAGACATGTTGACTTCGTCAAAGCCCAACACGCCCATACCCATCATGCCGTTCTTGAATTGCTTGCTGATAGTGTCTGTTGGGTTGAACAGACCTTTCATGCCTTCAACCAAGCCAGCGTTAGCAGCAGGGTTCACAGTGGCGTAACGTGGAGACATCACAGCGGCGTTCTCGTTCAGCTTCTGTTGGGCTTGCAACAAGACCAAAGAAGTGGCGGGAGTGGTACCAGGAGTACCAACAGTGTTACCAATGGTTTTGTACGCATTGGCAACGTCAGCATCGATAGAAGATGCCAACTGGCTGATACGAGGCTTAAGCACACGTTCTGCAAAGTCGTCCAACTGCATTGTCAATTCAGCGGATGTGAAGTTGACACCAATGTGCTTTTGTGAAGCAACAGTCAAAGTGGTGAACTGTTCGTTGTCGTCCTGAACTTGCAGGGCGGCACCGTCGGTCACCAAAGCGCGGTCGGGTAAACGGATACGCAGTGTAGAACCGATCTTTGCACCTTCAACAGCAAAGCTGTCGTCGTACTGGCGGTTCACGTTGCGGGTGATTACAAGGTTGTTCTCCAGAATTTCCAGAGCCTTGCGGGTGATCATGTCGATCGTTAAAATACTGTTTGACATTTGAAGTCCTTTAAAAAATTAGCGGTTGCGTTGTGCTTCGTGCTTACGAATCTGGCGATTCCGCTCGGCTTCAATCCACTCCGAAGTGCTCATGGTTTTGATTGACCTGGGGTCAGTCGTGTCATGGCTCGGGCTTCCCGAAGACCGCGCAGTTACCGGACTAATAGGCGTCGGCGCAGAAGTTGATTTTTTCACCGGAGGATTGTCAGACAATCTGACTTCAATCTTTCCGATTTCTCTTGCCTGCAAAATAGGGGGCAAACGAGCAATGCGTTCAGCCTCTTTGGGATTTGAACCTAGCCAATAAGCTAGATCAGGCCCAAGATCAGAATACTGAATTGTTTCAGCCATTACGTCAGTGATTCGCAACTTAGGGTTGTACACAACGTCTTCAAAGTCGTCGTATTTGTCCCGAGCCTTTTCTTCACGTTCGCTATAAGCTTCTACAATTTCAGCTTGTTCCTTTTGGCGATCCCGTTGAGCAATCAATTCTTCAGCTTTTCTGAGAGCCAGTG